TACTTCATACCGGGAGAGGCGAAGATCTCTCTTTCTTTCTACAATGCGAATACAGAAAAGCCCTTAGATTCTCTTTACGAACTCGCAAATAAATCTCGGGAGTGGTTTGAAATCCACGGAAAGAGTGAGGTCGAGAAGATAGGAATCGTCGTAGACGATTTTAGTTCAATCCAGGATCGAACGACATTACTCGATGTTGTTTATGAATATCAAATTGGATTCGATTTCCGAATCCGGGGCTTTCGCAAAGCCGAACTCGTAGTGGATGCAATCGATTTGGAATCCACTTTTAATTCTATTGACTGGGAGAACGAATAACGTGAGTCAAATTTCAAACATAGCAATCGACATTGCACTTAAAACCTTACCACTTGCACAAAAAGGGTTTGGGCTTGCGCTCGTTGCGGGGATTTCTCCTCGTAATATAAATTACGAACTCGATATTTTATCCGGGGTTTCGGGTATCAAGTGGAAAGCCGTAACCAAAGGCGAAACATATATCGAGGTGGAATATGTAGTCACGGGTAACAGTTCTCCTCTTTCCGTTTCAAGAACTGGTTCTGGTACTTCCGCAGATCCGTATTTAATTTCTGTTCACTTGGCGACAAACGGAACCGGAGTGGCAACCTCGACAGCCGCTCAGATCAAAACGGCGGCGGAGGGGGTAAACGAGGTCGGAGGAAGTTCTAAAATTATAACCCTTTCTCTTTTGGAAAATCCCGGAAACGGAATTGTGACGACTTTCCAAAAACTGTTCCTTGTTGATCCGACCGATCCATACTTAGAAATTCAAGACGCAGACGAGTTACTTGATCCTGCGATCGGATACTCTCAGACGTCGTCTGAATACAAAATGGCGCAGGCGATTTTTTCAGGGTCTCCACGAGCGGAAAAAATCGCCGTAGTAAAACTCGATTCTTTCGGCACTCTTCCGCAAGAGTTGGCAGACTTGAGAAATGACGGATTCGATTCCTGGTATTGCCTTTTGACAACCACGAGAGTCCTATCCGAAATTAAGATCGCTTCTACATATCTTAATTCATTAGAAAAGTATTATATTTGTGGAACCGCAGACCAGAGCATAGTCAACGAGCTTATCAATCACGAAAGAACTCTTCCTATGATTTCAAATCATTCCGAGGAATTCCCGGATGCGGCTTGGTTTGGAAGATGCGGATCGGCGGCGATCGGATCTATTCAATGGGATTCTAAACAGTTAAACGGACAAAGAAACTCCGACGTTACCATGTCCGAGCAATCTCAAATCCTTGCGAAGAACGGGAACTTGATTCGTGAAATGGGAGGTGTAAACGTTACCTGGGAAGGTAAGACGTTATCAGGCCAATACATCGACAACATCCACGGTCGCGACTATCTAAAAGCACGACTTCAAGAAGCATATCATTCCCTCAAGATAAACAACGACAAGATCCCGATGACTATCTCCGGGCTTAGAATGGTTGAAGCCGCTCTAAGAGAGGTGTTTAGAGATTGTGGTCGTCGCGAAATCATCGCAAAAGTTGAAGACGCAGACGGAAGAAGCCGTTCCGATCTTGGAGACTTTCAGTACAAACTTAGTATGCCGGAAACGATTTCCGACATTCCGACAAATGACAGAGCAAATCGAAAGGTTCCTCAAATCAAGTTTTCCGCAGCGATCGGCGGCGGAATCAATAAAATCGAAATTTCTGGAACGATGGGGGTTTAACACAAATGGATAGTGTATTTGATCTTTCGACAAACACGGTGATTATTCTCGATCCGGCTCCGATGGATGTGTCCGCCGGTCTTTCAATCGACGGTGATTTCTTTCCTCTGAAAAGAAACAAAGACGAGGTGACGACACGTCGCGGAACTAAGGACGAAAGTTATTCCTCGAATTCAATTCAGGATTCGTCTCGTGTTGTGACTTTAAAGTATCTTCCTTCTGCTCCGGCGGTCCCATATTTGCAGAATCTAAGAGAATCGAAAAGGGATTTCGGATTCGTATACACTTGTGAAAGCTCCCCAAAATTTAAGCTCACTGCTTCAAAATGTGTGTTTATGGAAGAGCCCAAAGTCTCAGTGAACGGAAAGACAGGTTTTAACGACCAGGAATTCAAGATCAGGCTCTTGGATTCAGTTCAAAAATTTCTATAAGGTTTCTTTAATATGTCCAAACCGAGCGATTGGTATGAGAAGAGGTTTTTTGATCTTGAAAAATTTAATATCATGTTTCTTACTCATGCACCGCTCGACGCAACAGCCGGACTTATCTTAGAGGAGAAGTTTTTAAAAATTCAAAAAGAAGATGCAAAACTTGTAAAATACAAAGTCGGACTTGGCGGAGAGGTGCTTGTAAATGAAAATCAAAACGAAGTTCATTCACTTGAATTGATGTATCTTCCTTCCGCACCCGTGGTCGCGAAGCTGGACCTGTTGAAAAAGGCAGGAACCCGTTTTGGAATATTGATCCAAAACAAGTCCGCACCAAAATACAAAGGCGTTTCGAGTAATTGTAGAATATTAGAAAAACCAAATGTAGAAATCGGAACAAAGGGGTTCGGAAATTCCGTTTGGAAAATCCTCATGGTGGATTACACCGAAGTCTATTTAAGTTTATAAAGGAGAAGCAAATGTCCAAAACGCAAATCGAGGTCGTCGGCCAATCGGGCGATCGAAATATTTACATTCAATTTTTCAAAGGTGCGGAACCTGTTAAGGGTCAACTTTGGAAACTTCAGTATCCTGGAAACAAGATCGTCGATGAATGGTCCGAAGATATGGTTCGTTCTAAAGACGGCGAACTTCAACTGAAGTCGTCGTTTAGAACCGAAAAGTTTTTTAAGTCCTGCGTTATGGGTGTTACTGACCCGGTTGATTCTTTAGAAGAAGAACTCGTTGAGCAATACGGAGCGACTCCCACGAAAACTTTAAAGCGTGACGACATTCATCCGCGCCTCTACGGGCTTTGGGGGAAGCTCATTCCTCGATTTCTTGACGGGTCTATATGGGACGATCTTCCCGAGTCTGACGAAACAGCCAACGGAAGCGGAGATAAAGGCGGAGATAGAAAGGAGGATCAAGAGGAATAAATCGTATTACGATCTCTTTATATGCGGTTTATCGAATTTCTCCGAAGAGACGGTGAACCAAGCGAGTCCGATCGAATTCCTTGTGATTCAAGAAATTTTGAGAAGGAGACTTGAGTATCAAGAGAATCGGTTATACAAAACAATCTTGATGGAACCAAAACAGTGAGTGATCAAGTCCTTAGACGTTTGAGTATACGAGTTGACCTCGACGGAGTGAGTAACGCAAAGTCCGGCGTTCTTGGTCTCGGCCAAGTCGTAGACAATTTAGTGCGTCAATTTCTAAGGCTTGATCCGCAAATTTCCAGTTCCAGTAAGTCAATGGATGCGCTTTCCAAAAATACAGGAAAGCTAACCGAAAAGTTCGAACCTCTCACCGATAAAATTCCCGAGGGAATCAAGGATACTTCGGAACAGATTCAAAAGATGGCAAAGGCTCTCGGTGTTAGTGAAACGCAGTTAAACAAATTGATTGCAAAAACGAAAACCGATCTTCACCTCGCAGATGAATTCAGAGAAACCGCAAAGTCCGCAGGACTTACCGATCGTGAGATTCAAAAGATTTCCGGCCGAATCGAAGAGGCTAAGATCAAAACGATGGGTTGGATGAGCCTTATGAAAGGTCTTGCCGCGATGGGACTCGCCGCAGGACTTTCCGGTCTATTCGGTTCCGCATTAGATAAAGCCGGACAGATCGAAAAGTATCAAACCGTTCTTACAACAACCCTCGGTTCCGCTCAATATGCAAAAGCCGCAATCGGTGACATTCAAAAGTTTGCTCAGACAACCCCCTACGAAATGGCTGAACTTACCGGATCATATATCAAATTCGCAAATCGTGGAATGAAACCCACAATGGAAATGATGACTCGTTTCGGAGACATTGCGGCGAGTCAGGGAAAGAGTTTCGATCAATTTACCGAAGCCGCGTTAGACGCTACTATGGGCGAATTCGAACGCATGAAGGAATTCGGTATCCGAATGTCTTCCGCCGGTGGTCGAGTAATGATCCAATTCAAGGATTTCAAAAAATCCGTCGAAAAAACGCCCGCCGCAATCCAAGCCGCACTTTTGGAACTCGGAAAAATCAAAGGTGTTCAAGGCGGAATGGACGCACTTTCAAAAACGTGGGTTGGACTCGTATCTAACTTAAAAGACGGATTTGATCAGACGATCGCTAAGGCCGGTGAGTTTTTTGCATTTGCTCTTAAACCATTTTTAGGATTTCTTACGGACGGTGAACGCGGATCGGTCCGTATGCAATTTGCCCTTGCGGCTCTTGCGATTGCTATCGGAGTCGGACTTGTAGGAGCAACGTTGGCATGGAAAGCAAGCCTGGACGCTGTCGCAATCGCTAAGATCGCCGCCTTTGGGGAGATGATCGGAATGGCTATCGCGATCGCCGCCTCTCTTACCGCAATGTATCTCGTTCTTGAAGACATTTATATCTTCTTCGAATACGGAAGCGAAGGAAGTGAAACATACTTCGCGGAACTTCTAAAATGGTTCGGACTCACCGATTCCGAACTCGGAGATCTTCACAAAGGTTTTCAAGATTTCAAAGTTATGCTTTCGAGTGTTTGGAACGCGATTTCAGAATTTGCAAAATCTGACACAGGAAAGATGATCGGAAAAGTCGCCCTTATCATAGTCGGAATTGTCGCGGCGATTGCGTTCTTGCCTGCGACAATCACGCTCGCCTTGGTGACACTGGCGACAGTCGTTTACACAAAGTGGGGACAGATCACAAAATGGATTTCTGACGCGTGGGATTCTACATTAAAATTTCTTTATAAAGCCGCGATTGTCGCAGGCAAGCTCCTTGTAACTGCCATTTTCCCGCTTGCCGGAATCTTTCTTTTTAGAGACGAGATCGGTCAAGCTCTGGATTGGATCTGGAACAAGATACAAACGATTCCATTCTTAAAGCCCTGGCTCGATGAAATCGTAAATCTTAAGAATCAGGCGAAATCAATTTTCGAATCCATCTTAACCGCAATCAATACGGGACTAAGTTCTCTTTTTGATTTCGACGGCCTTACCCGGTATTTCACAAAGACGATCAACGAAATGATCGATCGAATCAATACCGCTATGACATCCGTTCCGTTGTTAAAGACAGTTTTTCCAAAGATTCCGCACATTGAAGCAAGAGAGAAAGGCGGTTCTATCGAAGCAGGACAACCTTATATCGTAGGCGAGAAAGGACCGGAACTTCGCGTATTTGAAAGATCAGGTTCGATCATTTCAAATGACAAGTTATCTGCTTATCAACCGGTTGCGCGTTCTTCTTCCGAAAAAGGAATCATCTTCAACATTGAGAAGATCGAAGTAACAGGCGGAACAACCACAGAGCAAGCAAGGAATCTATGGTCTGAGTTAAAACGGATCGCTAAAGAAAATGAGAATGAAATGAGAATTTCGTTAGGATTGGCTCCGATATGAACATCTTTTCAGGAAGAGAAAGGATCGGAATTACTGGTATTCACAACGGTAGGAAGGTAACGATCGATTTGAATGTTACGACTGCATTCAATCAGAATTATCCTGTTACCGTTACACAGCATCCTATTGAAAAAGATCCAGAAAATCCAGATACGGGAAATATCTCCGACCACGTTATCCCTACATCACCTTCAATGACAATGGTTGCTATCATTAAAGAAGATGTAAATTTAACTTCGATTACTACAAAATCTGAAAAATTAAAGACTCTCTTGTATTGGCAAAGGACCGGAAGCATTGTAAAATTCGAAGGATATGGTACGGGCGGACTTATCGGAAAAATGCTTAGTTTCTTTGGAATGTCAGGACTATTTAACGATGATTTAGAAGAGCCGTTGTATATGGGTCTTGATGACGATGTGATTGAAAACATCGCGATTGGAAATATTCGAACTCGTCGAGATGTTGAACTTGGGAAATCTGTTGAACTTACCTTAGATCTTAATCGTATCATAGTCACTGAAGCAAAAACGGTTCAAGGTTCAAAAAAATAACCGTTAAAGGGAAAACTCCAACGACAGAAACAGGGGTATCGTCATCTCCAAAAATCAAGAGTGCGGCGAAGGCGGGAACATGATTCGATCTTTACCAATTCGTTTTGAGGAGTTACCAGTCTCCAAAGTATTTCAAATCGGAGACAAGGACTATGAATTTGAATTTCGATACAACACTCGCTTTGATTTTATTTCTCTCTATGTAAAAGAGAGTTCACGTTTTCTTCATACAAGTAAGCTCTCTTACGGAATTGATTGTCTGTCTGGTTTTGCAGATTTTAGTTTAGTTCCATTAACCATAACAGATCTTACGAAAAGTGAATATTCGAATTTCCAGGTGAATAAAGAAACCTTTGGAAAAAACGTTTTACTTTTCTACGATGATGGAAAGGGTTAAGCAATGAAACATACTTATTTAATGCTCCTACTTTCTTTCGTTTCCGTTTCTTCATTAAACGGTAAGTCAATTTCAGCGTCATGTAGTTTGAATGGAGTTAAACTATACGGCAAAGTTAAAGTCGTAAAAATTGGAGAGGACTTTAAAGTCGAAGTGGTTCGCGCAGGAGAGGATCTAAAAGTCGAGACAGGCGTTATAAATCCCGATAGTTGCGGACGTTGGCAATTTGTGAATATTGGAGAAGATTTTAAAATTCGATACGTTGATCTTGATTCGGATTTCAAAATTCGCCATGTTAGAAGCGGAGCAGGAATTCCCTGATCTATGAAGCAATTCCTACGAAACATAGAGGTTATGATCGAATCGCCGGATGGAAAGGTGAAAGTATTTTCGCATAACCCGGGCGAGGCGATTCATTTCTCTATCGAATTTGAAGTTGAGTTTAGCGGAACGAATGTAACGTCTGTGACGCTTTATAATGTTTTGAATTCAACCGTAGGAATGTGTACTCCAAGGGAAGGGAAGACAAAAAAGGATTCTGCAAATGCAAAAGCGGAACTCTCGGTCGGGTATGGCGAGGATCTGACTTTAATTGCGAAAGGAGAAATTATTCAGCACAAGGTTGCGATGCGTGGAACTGATCGTATCTTTGAGTTTAAAATTTCGGATATGGTAAACAAACTATACGCTTATTCCGTTACGGAAACGTTTGAAAAAACTTTGGTTTCCTCTGCATTGAAGCAAATTTTTGAAAAGTATGGTATTTCCTATTACGCCCTTCGGATTTCGGATGACATATTACTCGACTCGATCACTTTCGCAGGCGCCTCGTTATCTGTGGCGATCGATCGCCTTGCAAAACTTGTCAGAGCAAAACGTTATTTTAAACTCGGAAAACTGATCGTCGAAGACGAAACCTGGTCGAAAAACAATCAGTCAAATAACGTTCCACTTTTAGACAGAACAAGCGGTTTAATTGGAACGCCACAAAAGACAAAATCCGGCTGGAAGGTTCAATGTTTGCTTAACCCGCTTATCGCAATGGGCGAACCCGTTCATCTTACCTTTACCGATAATACGACCGGTTCGAAAATCGATTCGCAATATGTTGTCACTCACGGAACTCACAAAGGTTCTTCCCGATTCTCGGATCATATAACAGAATTTGAATGTAAGGTTGCGTGATGATAACCCCCGAAGTCTTGCAGGATAAGATCAATCAGGAACTTTCAAAAGTCTGGACTGGGCTTTATGGTAAAATCGATTCCTATGACAAAGCCTCTTTGACTGCAAAAGTGAAGCCGCTCCTTAAGGTTCCAACCGAAGACGGATTCCAAGAGCTCCCGATCCTTGTAAAACTTCCGGTAAACGTTTTTCATTCCGGCGGTGTATTGATCGTTCCTGATTACAAAAGAAACGATTTGGTCTATTTGGCTCCTTCTCCGCATCCGATTAAAGATTCGATTCGAAGTCAATTTGGTAAAACTCAAAATAGTTTGGATCAGACGGAGGCGCCGAGTTTTAGTCTTGAAAATTGTTCTGTTATCGGTGGAGTTCCGAATCATCCGTTTCAACTGCCTCCGACAGTTCAAAAGGATGGACTGGTTATCTGTGATACATTAGGAAATTCGTATATACTCATCTCTTCATCTTTGATCGAGTTTAAGTCGGGGCTCGCGAATACGGAGAAGGCTGTATTGGGCGAGACTTTGGAAGGAATATTGACCGAAATATTAGACGCGTTATCCGCTTTGACCGTTCCTTGCACAGCTCCCGGAACAAATTCTTTAACTCCGGTCAATGCGTCCGTCTTTGCCTCTATAAAAGCAAAGTTGAATACGATCTTGTCGCAAAAGGTAAAGAATAACTGATGAACACATTTTTGATTCAGGATAGAGATTTGAAACCTGTTAAAATTTCAGGACCGGACTGTCTAAAACAAAGACTGGTAAAACCGATTCAGACTTTGGAAAGGTGAATGGGAGTATGATAAGCAAATCGGATTCGCTTGGGATAACGTGATTCGAAGAAATCCGATTGTAAAAGACGTCGAGTCTTTGGTGCGATCCGAATTGAGAAAAGATCCTGAAGTCGTATCGGTCGAATCCGTTGAAGTGATTTTTATCGATACCGAAGAGAAAGCAATTCAATACGAAAAGTCTCTTCGAACCGCGATCATTCGTTATGTTCTCACGTCGACCTATGGAGCTTTGAAAGGAGAAATATGAGTAACTACGGTGCAACAGCGATCGGCTTCGTGATTAAAGAACAAGAGTAAATTAAAGCGGATTTGATTTCACTTGCACAAGATCCAATTTTTGGACCGGATGAGGATGTATCTCCGCATGCACCTCTTGGTATGTTTATTGAGCTCGTATCTCGTTCTCAGTCTGAAATATGGCAAGCTGTCGAATCCAATTACAACGAATCCTATCTCGAAACTGCGACAGGTATTTCTCTTGATCGTTTGGTTCGTTTAAAGGAATCAAACGAAAAGAAGCTCAAACAGAAAAAGTCAATCTTGTGATACATGGGATTGAATACGAGGCTGTTCCGATAGGACTTCTTGTCGGTACTTCAAAGGGCATTCAATATCGTGCAATCGAAGAAAAGGTAATACAATCCGGTTTCGCAAGTGTTCAGTTTGAAGCGGTTCACCCTGGATTGACTCAAAAGAGTAGCTCCGAATTCATTGACGGTTTTTGTTAATCCAAGCTCTTCGTTTTCTTCCGTTACGAATTCCGAATCGAGTTCAGGAGGCTCAGAACGAGAAACAGATCCAGAATTATTTACGCGATACCTTGAACTCGTCACGACTGAGAAAAATTCTGGAGCTCTTGCATATATAAAAGCTCAGATTGAGAATGAACCTTCCGTCGTAAGCTGTTCAATTCGAGAAAACAAATTGAATGTTGCGGTCGATGACATGCCTGGAAACTCGATGCGATTTATAGTTGACGGTGGTTCAAACAGTCTGGTTTCGAATTTAATTTACAAATACAAACCGGCAGCAATCAGATTAGTCGGATCGATTCAAGAAACAGTTGATGACAATCTAATATACTTCGATCGTCCTTCGGATCTTGCCATTTTTGCAAAAGTTGAAATCTGGAAGAATGGTTCTTTTGATAATAACAGCACGTCGTTTATCAAAACTGCAATCGTCCGAACGATCGGAGGTATCGATACGGTTTCAGGAGTCAACTACGTTTACAAAGGCCTTGGAACCGGAAAAAACGTTGTCGCCTTTCCGATATATTCAGCAATCGGAAACATAACCGGAATTGAGAATCTATTGATCCAACTTGGATCAAGCGTCGGTGCGATCAATAGTAATATGGTATCCGTTCAGGCCGCGCAGGTAGCGAAGATTATAACGGCAAGTATTCAGGTGGTCATTCATTGATGGATCACCTTGCTTTCGTTGAAAAACTACCTGGGAGCATCTATCGAAAAGATCCAGAATCAGGAGCCGCCAAACTTTGGAGCCTTGTTGCGAAAGAATCGAACGAACTTGAAGAGGTTATAATTCCTTTTTATGATCTCGAAAAACAAGTTGGAATTCAGTTGGATAAAATCGGAAAGACTTTTGGCGTTGAACGTCTTGGACTTTCAGATGAGGCATTTCGAAAAAAATTCCCAACTCTCAAATCAATCAATTCATTTCGATTCCTGCGCTGAAAGGATTGTTAGAAGAATATTCAGACGACCCGATCGTGCGAGAAATGTGCTATCCAGTTCAATTTGAATGGGAGACTTTCGATGGATCTGACGCTTTAAACGGAACCGGATTATTTGAGCCTGCTATGCGAGTTTCAAATGAACTTTTCTTCGATGGAAACGGAACGCTTGACGGTTTAGATTTTTTAGATCCTACTAAAGTCCGCCCCGCCGCTCTTGAGATTGATATTGGAATACTTAATGCCGAAATTTTGTCAGAGGCTTATGATAAAATTTCTAAAGCAACAATCGGAATTACGCTATATATGAAACATTTCAAGGAGTTAGAATAATGAGTTACAATAACACTCTTTCACGTATGTGGGATAGAACGACACCTCGCGACGGTCTTCTCTTGCAAACAGAATTCCAAAGACTTTTGGATAATGACGCTTTTCTAAAATCTGGTATTGATACAAACACAAGTTCTATTACAACTTTAACAAATCTCATAAACTCGCTTTTGATCCCCATCGGAGGAATTGTTGAGGACAATTTTGACCAGTTGGCGGGTTCCAACTTTGTCTATGCAAACGCCCAATCTATCTCTAGAGTTTCCTTTGGTATGCTTTGGAATTTAGTTAAAAGGTCTATTACCGGAATCGTTCCCGCAACGGATCGGATCAATTGTACAAATCACGGATGTATTGAAGGTCAATTGGTAAAGTTTTCTTTTACAGGGGGAGGAGTTAGTGCATTAGTTAATTATTATGTACGTAACCCGACGACAAATGACTTTCAAATTTCTTCTACCGCCACTGGTTCTATTTTAGATCTAACCTCTTCTCAAACGGGAGAGATGATTATAAATGTAGAATACGGTTTTGGAGATGGGTCGACTACGTATAATGTTCCGGATCGACGTGGGATCTTTGCACGAGGCGCCGGGGTACACGGAACTAGAAATAAAATGGCCGGTGGAAACTACGACGGTGGTGCCGTTGGGTATGCCGGACAAGATCAAATCCCTGATCACGCTCACGCCATTACTTATAACAACGTGTTAGGTATTGGTGGAGGTGCTGGAGGAAATTGGTTTAACTCTGGGACTACTGGAACTTTTTACGTTAGTATTGCCCTTTACGGCCCTAATGCAAATGGCGCCAACGGAACACCACGAGTGGGAAGCGAATCCACCCCCGCATACATTGCGGTGAAATACAAAGTAAGGGTAGCATAATGAATTATATATTAGAAAAATCAAATAAACAAGTCATCTGGATCAACACGGATCCAAACGAACTTACAGGCAAAGAAGCATGGGGAAATTTTAAACCAGACCAGCACGAGATTGTGTATTCAC